CGTTAGTACAAGTTCTGGTGCAACCTTCTGCATCTCTTGTGCAATAACACCTGTAGAATCTTTGCCAGTTGCATCACGCACATAGTGTACGCCTCGCATCTCACTTACTTTGGATAGGGCATCAGGGATTGTAATTATGTTTGATTTTAGGCGTTCATCAGAGAAGGCAGTAACGTCATTGTTAAACGTAGCCGCACCTGCCCCTGACATATCAAGGGTGAGGGCTGTAATTGCTGAACCGCCATCGTTACCTATAAATTGAATATCTTTATCAGAAACTAAGCTTCTAATTTGTGCATTGCCACCATCGTTTTGTATTTTTACAAAGTTTGTACCACCATCTGCAAAGAATATTTCTGCGCCATCAGCATCAAGGATAATATCGGCAGCAGAATCTAGTGTCAGGTTACCACCTGAAGATATAGATAATCCGCTACCAGAATTACCAATTTGACCTATTTCACTTGTATCTGAGTAAAAAATAGCATGTGCGCCATCATTTTGTTTACGAGTTATTACCAGAGGGTGAGTGCTAGTAGCAGTAGCATATATTTGACCAGAACCGTATAAAACTGTCCCTGCGGTCTGTTGGGCAGTAGAAGTCTTACCCACAGTCACGTTGCCTGACGTGTCGATGCGCAGACGTTCTGTACCGCCCGTGCTGCCCGATCCACCATAAAGAGGGCCATTTGCCGCTAAATTTGTTGAGAAGGTCATTATTCCTGCAGAAGCAACGTTAAGGTTTCCGTTGTCGTTGCCTAGTCCTACGTTACCCCCATTACTTCCTCCATTTCCTGCATCAACTAATCGTATTCCTGCCGCATCACTATTTTGAAAAATTGCAACATCATAATCATTTCCTGTAGACAGTGCTCCGCCTTGTGAAACGTGTAATTTTCGGTTCGGGCCATTTGTTCCAATACCTACTTTTCCGTTGTCTTTAATGCGCATATGTTCTTCAATAGCCGCACCTGTAGCTTCAGTAAAGAAAACTAAATCTGCCGCTGTTGCCGCTGTTGATACCCCACGTATCATCGCTAAAGAATTGTCATCGGAATTGCCGAAACTTATTTGGCCTAAGTTTTTACTTGCCGCAGGACTATCTGTACCCTTTAAAAATAATTGGCCACCGCCTTCGTTGTTTGTGCCTTGGACTGTTATTGATGCGTCAGTATTGAAAATAGCCGAACCCTTATTAGACATGTCAAGGGTGAGGGCTGCAATACCACTGTTATTATCAATGCCCGAAAAAACAATGTCTTTATCATTTACAGAAGAGAATATATTTAAGTTGCTATTTGTGCTTCTAATCTTTCCAATTTCAACACCATCATCTTTAAATTTAATGTCGCCTGTTGAAGCATCAAGATTAATATCTCCTGCAACGTCAATAGTAAAAGTACCTGTATCTGTTATTGATCCGTCTAATATAACCGTACCACCTCTGGTAATATTACCACCAGCCGTAATAGCACCTGTAGCAACTGCTCCTGTTGTTGTAATTGTTGAGGAGCCGTTGTTTATATTACCAAAGCCTGACGTTATACTACCAGCCGTAATAGCACCTGTAGCAATTGTTGAGGAGCCGTTGTTTATATTACCAAAGCCTGACGTTATACTACCAGAGTTTAATGCCCCTGTTGCTACGATACCGGAGCCAATAGTAATGTTAGCAGAGCCATTAAATGCTACGCCGTTGATAGTGCGGGCCGTAGCCAGCGTAGTAGCCGTTGAAGCGTTACCTGTAAGAGCCGCTGTGATTGTACCTGCGGAGAAGTTTCCAGAACCATCTCGTGCCACAACTTTCGAAGCTGTGTTACCCGAGACTGCGTCTACACCAAGAGTGAGCGCGGTACCCTCAGAAGCCGATCCACCACCTGTCAGGTATGAGCCGTTAGCAACAGACTGGACATAGTTACCTGTGGTATCCGTGCCTAGAGCAACAGAGTTTGCTTGGATTGTTGCAGTGCCTGTGACATTGCCAGAACCGTTAAACGCAGCAGAAGTCCAAACAACGTCGCCTGTCATTCCAATTGTTCGACCATTAGCTAGTGTAGTGGCAGACCCAGTCAGGTCAGCAGTAACCGACGCGAATGTAGGAGTAGCAGTAGTTGTGAGGTCAATACCTGTAGAAACCTTACCACCCATGCCCGAGTGATTAGTACAATAATAAAATAAGTTAATTGGAGCATCTTGCTCTAGTGTCACCTGAGTATACGCTCCAGATGAGCCCGGTGTACCAACAGCCGTTACGCCTACAGTGTACGCAGACCCCCCGGCATGAGTGCCGTTAGATGTGACGCTTAAACGCAATGGATGTCCTGAGTTGGAACTATTCGACTGGTCAAAGCGCACAGTTACGGATCGTTGCAATAACGCTGTTTGTTGTAAGGCTCCATCTAGATAGAATCTATTACCTGCGCCGGGATTAGATACAGTAACCGCTATTGTTAGATACGGTTGCTTTCCAACTAAGCCCGCTACAGTAGTGTTTATAGAAGTGTTTGCTGTCCCGTTAAAAGACCCTGACGAGCCCGTGGCGTCCCCAGTTAAGGAGATGACTCTGCCTGTAGCTAGCGCGGTGGCGGTAGAAACTGGAGTGTTTAAGGAGAACTGTGTACCAGACAAAGATAGCCCTGCACCTGCACTATATATCGGGGCGTCAGCAACTAACGTGAAAACAATATTTGTTGTGCCAAAAGTAATAACACCTGTTGTGGTCATTACGTCAAGCTCGCCACCATGAACCGTACCCTCAGTAATAAAGAAAGCATCACCTTCACCTAGTGCATCTGAGTCACTTGGGGCATAAGAATCAGCGTCAGTAGCGCGGGTAAGAACCCAATTTGCAGAACCGCTGCCAACTGTAGTAACCTTGTAGACACCGTTATGCGCTTTGTTAGTTTGGTCTTGTACCATCACGCGGTTGTTTGTGGCTACTGAAACTCCATCCAATACTAAAGCTGCTTGCGTTGCTGCGTTAGTAAGTGTGGCTCCAACCCCGCTGGAACCGTTGCTATATGTAGCGTTTAGGTTCGCAGTTGTTTCAACTCGGCAAGGTTCGTGGTAGTGGATACCCGCTGCAGCAATAGTGTCTACATATTGTTTAGTAGCAGATTGTAGCGCCGCAGTCGGATTAGCGTTAAGAATCAGGTTGCCCGTCATCGTACCGCCGCCTCTAGATAAAAGAGTCTGTATATCGACCCCATCTACCGTACCACCCACAATTAAATTGTTGCCAATGGTTACATTGTTACTTGCGTCTTCAATTACGGCCTTGTCAGCAGGGTACGTAAGGAAAATATTTTTTGTTCCAACACCCCAGTTAACGGCATTATTAGAGTTAGACGATGTGAACACCGACGTGCGGGTAATAGTCCCCCCACTAGAAGCATAGGTTCCAAGGCCAACCTCGAAGTTCACATTATCTGTGATCGAGTAATAGACCGTGTCCGTATTGGATGCAACGGAAGCAAACGTTCTAAAACCTGCAACCACGCCCCCCAGAGTATAAGCCCCGGTCCCCGTAGAATTAGTAGTTTCCTGTATACGATCAGCGACAATTAGAGCCATTGGGTAACCCCTTTATTTTTAAGCTATACGAATGATAGCGTTTGAAGCATCCGCTGCTGGAAACTGAATAGTAAATGTACCAGAAGTTGAAGTTTTATCCGCACCAAAGTCCAGCACCGCAACTGTTGGGTCGCCTGAAGCGCTGTCGTTATAAATTAATGCTCCGCGAGCTGTAATTGATGCGCTGGTAAAGTTAAGGTCAGCGAAGTCTGTCAGTGCTGTAGTGCCTGAAGATGTCGGTGTTACCTTTGAGAGCGTACCGCCGCCAGCACTGTACGAACCGGAGTTCGACACTTCATTGCCAGTAGTATACGCAGTTGTCGCCGCATTAAACGATGCACTGTTTGTATACAGGGCAAGTTTAAATGTATTGCCTGAAGAGGCAGTGAAGTTGTGCGTACCTTGAAGCAGTTCTTTCTTGAACGATGTACACATGAAGTTACCATTAAAGGCCATTTAAAGTCTCCTAAGTTGGGTTGCGAGGTCCGGAAACCCAGCCTCTTGTATTTTTACATACGTTGTTGTGCGGTCTTCTTTAACCGCTACTTTAATATAATGCGTGATGATTTGCAACATCTGTGATTTATACGCCTCCGCTTGCATTCGTATCTCGGGCGGGGCAGAAGTAGACACGCTCATTAGCTTGTCTACACACATTTCCGCTACAGCATCAGGGCTGTGCCCTCCTTTGTCAGCGGTATGTATTTTTATGGCGTCAAAGCCAAAATTCATTTCAACTTGCATCAAAGTCTCCCATCTCTGTACTCATCTTGCGCACTCCGTATTTGGACCCCGGTAAGCTGCCCAAGAGCTTCGCTATAGCGAGTAGTATATAATTGAATAAGGTCTGTCTCACCCTTCATGTATGTGTACGCCTCAATCAGAGAACCATAAAGCAAAGCGGATTCGGCATTGCCGCCGTACCAAGATGTGCTTGTGGTAACGATTGAAGGCGGGTCGTAATAATAATGTAGTTCAACTACGTAGGTGTCGTCAGGTGTTGGGCCAAGAATAAAGTTGCCTTGCTCCCCACCAAAGTCTCCGTCAAACTGAGCATAGTACTTGGGTAGGCCCGGTGTCGTGCTCGGTGAAGGGTAGGCCTCTCGTATAAAGTTTACGTCTTTATCAAGAAGGAACGAATAGTTTCCAGCCGGGTCTACGACAGCCAAAGAAAACACAGAGAGAAAATCCTCTGGTCTAGCTAAGTACAAGTCACCGTTAGTGGTAGCTGCGGTAACATTCCTGCGCAACTCAGGCACCATTATAGAGCGGTTGAGCCGCTCTTCCGACTGTTTGACAAAGTTAGGAATGTTGGAGACGAAGCTTGTCTCCTCATTCTGTGTATAGTCTTTTATTGCTGCAACCAGCTCTGCGTAGTTCATCAGAACTTACCCCATTTTAAATTTGCCACCACTAGTAGCCGCACCCATACCACGGCATTGGCCGCCGCCGCCCATCTTCTTGACTCCGCCACCGTAACCCATCTTCTTGACCTTAGCTTTGCCACCGTAGTTCATTTTCTTTACTTTAGCTTTGCCGCCGTAGGACATTTTACCAACGCCATCAGTAGCATAATCAGGAACCATTTTCCCGTTTGGACCTGTAACCATGTTCAGCTTACCACCGCTTTTCAAGCCAACAGCTTTTTTAAGCTTCTGCAGTCCTCTTTTTATTCCACGCTCTACTACTGTTGGTGGGTTACGTTCATTTCGCTCTTCTCTAAGTTTTTCTTTGCGTGCTGCCTCAGATTCACGGAATAAACGTTCTTCTTGCGCCCTAGTCAGGTTAGTGTCGGCACGTTGTCTTTTGCTATCGCCCGGCATTTGGGTCAAAGATTTCTTATTTTTTTGCATACTAATCTCCATCAGTTGTTGTTACAGTGACTCTTCCTACAGAGCCTACCATATATTGCGCTGGGTTCCAAATAGGGTTCCAGCCAAACAAACCTCTACCCGGATTTACATCTGGACGGGGGTTACGTAAAGATTGGGGGTCTGCTGTGTTAACATCCCCAGTAAAGTTTTGTGGTTGGTCGGGATCAAATACGTCTTTGCCTACACGTAGACCTGTACGTACTCCATGCTGAACCTCGTATATAAGGTCTTCTAGCTTGTAGCGAAACCCAGTCCGGTCACATATACCGTATGCGTGTTTACCACTAGCGTAACCCGGCATTATACATTCCCCCTAAACGGTACAATACGAAGTGTAGACCTATCTTGATCTTGATCTGCAGCCCTACGGAATTGTTCCTCATATTCTTGTTTTAAAGGACCAACTCTATCGGCTACTTCAGGTTTTTTCATTGCAACGTAGTACGCTAAACCAGACACAAGAGCGGGTATAAAACGAGGCGGTATAGAAGTAGTAGCTCCTCCAACACCGCTCGCCAGACCATCTATACCTTTTAGACGGTAATAAGATAGCTTATACGTAGTAGCATCGTTTGGCACAGGCCAAAGGGTAACTTGTACATTTGTAGCATTGCGCTGTACGTAGATTTGCGATGGACGCCCTTGAGTATTTTTGTTTCCCTGCTGAGAATACGTAGAAACACTCATGCGTTGTATGTACGAGTCCAGCTGCTGCGGTGTGCCTTCGTCAGTGCGGAGTTGATGTTCTATTAGGTCGATAGTATCAGAAGGTAACGTATAGGTCGCTGTACCCGCAACTAACGGCAGGGTCCCCGCCTCTATAGTAAATAGGTTCAAGCCGCGATTCTGCCACTCTAGCGTCATAATATTAAGACTGCGGCGGGCGGTTTTTAAGTCATACCCCGAACGCATTTCAAGGCCTGCACGTTCGTATGCCTCCTCAAATAATTCATTTAGTTCTGGCACAACAACCGCCATGATCTAGGCCTTCCTATACTTTGCCGTCTTCTTGGCTATCTTTTTAGGTTGTTTGGCAACCTGTTTACCTTTTTTAGTAGCCGCTCGTTTAGCCTTGGTAGTAGCAGCGTATTCTTTAGATGACAAAGCTTTTATAGCTTTAGCGGGTAGGTACCGCTCACCTGTAGCCTTTTTCCCTTGCGTCGACGGCTTACCAGACTTTGTACGCCATTTCTGCTTAGTCCATTTGCTAAGACTTTTTTGACTTTTTGCTTTTGCCATCGGCTTTAGCCTTCGCTTTCTTACTCAAATCTTTATAGTGGGATAACTTAACACTCATTTTACCATGAACTTTCCCCGTATGCATAGTACCATCCTTCATTTTGTGCTTTTCGCCCGCATGAACTGTACCGTCTTTTTTATAATGTTTTACACCCTTCACGACTTATATCCTCCACCTTTAGCTTTATATTGTTTAGCCAACATTTGCGCTTTACGAGCAGACCATTGACCCGGTTTACCACCTTTACCCCCACTTTTAATCTTGTTGAACAATGCCTTACGCATTGTGGGCTTAGTGTAATTACCAGCTTCATTCACACGACTCTTAGTTTTGCCGCCCTTGCCCATAGCCGCTACAGGTTTACGAGGCACTGCTTTTTTAACTCGGTTGCCTGTAAGTTGTCTTCCCATAGAACTACGTCCCATCATGTCAGCATTTCCACCTTTTTCTAGCTTGCCGTAATCGGCTGTTAGGGTCTTTAGCTGCTTTAGGAAATTGCTTCATTTGTCCCGCAGAACGTGCGCAGTAAGACTTGCGACGCTTAGCTGCAGCGCTTCCCTTTTTAACCTTACCTGTAACGGCTGTCTTTAGTTTAGAGCCGGGGTTATCCCGACGATACTTGGCCACACCTTTTTTAGTCATCCCCGCGCCAGACTTAGTTGGGCGTTTTTGACCACCTTTTATGGTGTGACCTTTCATTGTACCTTTTTTCTTAACTGCCATATTACTCTATAAGTAGTGTCATTACGTTTCCTGTGCCTGTAAAGGCAGAAACAAAGCAACCGTTATCAGCTAAAATACCATCATTTGGAATGTATACGTCGTTCCAACCAACAGGTAAAGTTAACTGCAATATAATAGGGCCAGTAGCTGACCCACTACGAATAGTGAAAGCGGCGGCTGCAGCGGCGTTTATTAAAACACCCTGCAATCTACCTCGTGATGGGCCTACAAGTGCAGCGGTAGCGCTTGCTGCAAAGTTATAAGCTCGTACTTCTTGACCAGCCATTTGCTAGCTCCTTACGCTAAATTTTAAAGGTCGATAGCCTGTTGATACAGAACAGTGAAACGAATTGTTCCTGCATTAGTAGCACCAGTAGTGGTTACTGTAAGACGTTTTTCAGTACCAACGTCTGCCCAAGCCAATGCTCCACCTGCTTCAGTAGTAGGGTATTTACGACCTGCACCGGAAGCGGCAGTAATTGAAAATTGGTTTAGAAAAGTAGCGTTGCCGCCAACAGTATCGCCAATGCTCAGTACGCAAGTTGCGTTTGCAACAGCAACAGATACCTCAATAACGATGTCAATAATTTGTGATGCAGCTGGGATTACGATATCAGTAACAGTGGCTGCTTGTGCGCCACCTGCGGTACTAAAAGCAGCGGTCTGAGCCATAACGACTTGACCAGTGTTTTTAACATTTACACCTAACGTAGTTCCAGTTGTTTCTTTAATTGTTCCGGCCTTGATAGGTCCAGAGAATGTAGTAATACCCATGATTATCTCCTGTCAGGGTTAAGTCAGTCGCACCATGCAACTGTCAGGGATACAGGTACCCTACAACACCTTTACGCAAAAAGAAAGCCCCACCGAAGCGGAGCCTTCCAAATTTAAATTTAAGTCCTAAGAGCTTACGCTCCCGGAGAACCGTAGATGCCCAATGGGTCGGAAACACCGAAGCTGTAACGCTCACGTGCTTTGTAGCGCACGTTGCCAGTATCGAAGTCACCATCCATGCCTGTAGCCATCGCAGAACGTACAAAATGTTTCATGCCGTTAGGGATGTCTGTAGTCAAGAACCAAGCGTCAGCGTCTGTAAGGTAGTGGTTTACACCGTACCCTTCAGGAACTGCACCGTTAGAGCTGAGAGCATTGATGTCGTTATCAGCTGTACCTACACGTAGAGTTGTTTCCAACAAACGAGTTGCTACGAACTGTAACGCAGACGGGATAATAAGCTTTCTACCGCGAGCTGCGATAAGTAGGCCACGTTCGTCTGTGTATCCCCCAATGTCGATAATCGCCTGTTCGAGCGAAGTCTCGTTAAGGTCAGCACTAACCGCTGGACGGTTAGCGTTTGTACCGCCACCAACTGTTGGGTGTGCAGTGCTGAACAATGTTACACCATCACCAGACTGGAAAGTGTCAAAGCCCGTGTTGAGCAATGAGGCAGCTTTAACCTGCTTGGTGTATGCCATAGCGCGAGCTAAAGCTTTTGTGTAACGCGAGGACAAAGAATCGTACAAGTTATCTTCCATCGCTTCTTCAGTGATGGCGAAACCCATAGCGATAGTTTCGTGTGTGTAGCGAGCTGTGAACGCCTCTTGCGCATTATCGTACGCAATAGATGAACCTTCAGCCTTTGTTGGTGCTGCACCAAAACCAGATAATTTAACTTCTTCTTCAAAGCTACGCTCTGAATTTTCTGTCTCATAAATGTCCGCGTGCTCGTTTTCGTATTTGCCATACTCAAGACCAAAAAGGGCGTTGAGTCCGGGTAAAAGCTCTTTAAGCGCCTGCGCGCGTGAAATAGCCATGTGTTAGCCCTCCTTACAAGCCAACAGCGTTAGTCATGCTGCTGTAGCCGGGGTTAAGTTTAACCAAAAGATCAGGGAATGCATCACCAATAGGAGAGGCAGAAGCCACGATACGGAAGGCAGCGGTAGTAGTCTTAGTTGTCGCGTCGACAGCACTTGTAGAGTTACCTGTAGCAGTTCTGCCAGTATTTGTAGACTGAGCAGCCGCGAAGAAAGTGTTCGCACCTATATCAGACTGGTCCATAGCGCCATCTGCTTGTACTTGGAATAGTACGTTTGGATCATCTACAACATACGCTTTGATATCGCCGCCATTGGCGGTACCAGAAGGGTAGTATTGCGAGAACGTAGTTTGGCCTTGAGCGTTGGTAAATTCACAACCCACAAACACACCAAGAGAACCTGTTAGGTTTGTTCCTGTTGGGAATGCGTTTGTACCACCGTCAGAGCCGGTTGCAGTTGATAGTGCGATGTAACCATCGGCACCGATTTGAACGACTTGACCGTTAAAGAGGTTTGTTGCCTCTCCAGCAGGGTCGATCAGGTACTGGGACGTTGCCCCAGCGTAGGCCATACCGTCGGCACGTTTTACCGGCTTTAGGCCGTAGGGAGCAGCTATAGTAGCCATGATGCTCTTCCTCCAGATTTATTTACTGTTGTAGTAAAGAGCATTATTACTCCTTACCATATAGTTACCGCGAACTACGCTTAGTTTTAGTCATAGGCATCCGCGGGTCAGACTCACGCATATAGTTTCTATCAACAGCCTCGGCCTGATTTTGTGCAGACTCAAGCTGACCATAGATGCGGTCATCTCTTAGTTCGGTCGGGATAGCGCAAAGCAATAACCCACCAACTTCGATATTGTCTTTAAAACGAGAATCAATATCTGACATGATGTGTAGCTCAGGATAATCCTCTGCCTTTACAGGCACATAGCCATCACGAAACCGTCCAGAGACGTTTGTCATATCTGCATTACCCAATGTAGCTGTGCGAATCCAGCGGAACGAAAGTCCGTCACGTGGTTCGGGGGTAGGTAGCATAGACGAGCGTTTCCAAGGTTTACGACGTTCTCCCGCTTCGCGGGTTTCGGTTGTACGAGGTTTTCTATCAGCCATTTTGCATATCCTTTAGCTTTTGCGCCGCATATTCTTTATTAGATAATCCGAGGCGCTTGGCGATTGCGGCCTCCGATGAGGAAATGACAACTTTATTGCGTGATGAGGCAGTATTTCTACCACCCGGGGCCACCACGGAGCCAGCCTTACGTTGTGGTTGTCGAACCTCGGGTTCCACGTCCGCAAAGCGATCTGGGTATCGAGACCGCATGGCCTCGTTTATCTTACTATAGTACACATCCGTTGTAGAATCAACGCCTGTCTCTAATAGTTCTTCATGTACGAGCATAGCGTATCGTGTCATGCTTGTATCTTTCTGGAACCAATCGTTCTCGGCTACCCAATCCTGCGCTTTGCGGTCTGGTTTAGGAACCCGAGGTGCTGCTTTTGGAGCTTCAGACTGGTCTTGCACAGCCCGTTGCGCCGGTTTCCAGTTCTCTACACGATCAGCTTCCATCTGTAGCTTAGATAGCGACATCTGTGCTTCGAGCACGGCATCTGTATCTCCAGCCTCATACGCCTCTTTGTAAGCTCGTTTCGCGCTGTTAAGTTCCGATGCTACACGTGCCTTGGCTTCGTTAACCAGCACGCCTTCACCTTCAGAAAGGTTTTTGCGGAGACGCGTAGCTTCGTTCTTCTGCGATTCAGCGTAATGAACTGCGACTTCACGTTCTCGTTCAGCTTCTTCTTTACGGCGACGTTCTTCATGGAACTCGAATTTTAGCTTCTTGATACGCTTCTGTACCGATTCACTGTGCTTTTCAAGTTCTTCGTCTTCTGGAATATCCGCCTCTGCGTCAGCTGCCCGGCGTGGACGGCCTTTATCTGCGTCTGGAGTATCATCTTCGATCTCCACTTCAAAGTCACCGTCGTCGGACATATCTACTTCAACGGTGTCTGTTTCGAGTTCTTCGTTCTCGACTATTGTATTCTTGTCAATCATGCTCTGCTATACCCCCGTGGGTCTTCAACCACCGCTTCAACAGTATCATCGTTGATAATGCGGAACTCTCTGTTGTGTAATTTAAAACGTGTACCTGAATACGAACGGAAGATAATAAAATCACCTTTTTCGCACCATGGACCGTCAGGGAAACGTTTTTTGTCTGTATAGGCTCCAGTACCTATACTTATAACATACCCAATAATGGTAGCAGTTTCTTCCATCTTGGTTAAAGCATCGGGCATATAAACGCCCCCATCTGTTTTACCCTCAAGTTCTGGGATTGCGATAAGCAGCTTATAACCTTTCGGTTCGGGTAATTTTGCCAGTAGCTGCTCGTCATCTATTTTGTCGGTAGCGTACATCTTAGTCTCCTGCAGTGATTAAAGGCTCACAGCGCCTTTTGCATGGATTATTCCACGTTATGTCGTATAACTACACGTATGATGCCTAATCTTCAATATACTTCTTCTCAATATCTTTAACATCGTTACGTATAGTAGTTAAGGCTTCGTATTTACCTACTAGCCTCCAGTAAGTCTCTTGATTTTGTGCGCCGCCTTCCGCTAGGTGTTCGGCGATAGAGGTGCGGCTTTCTTCGAGCCGTGTAAGCATGGTATGAAATATACTATCAGCCATCGAGGTTCACTTTCTCTGCAATGTCCATAGCTAGACGCGCCGCGGACTCCTTCTGATCTGTTTCAAGCTCTGCAACCTTAACGCCAATACGTGCCGCTTCTTTCTCCTCTTCGGAGTCGATACGTGCCTGTTGTAGTCGGGCGTTCTCTTGCTTGGACATAGCGTCGATATTAATCTTCAGCTTATCCATCTCGATCTTGTGCTTCAACTCAGTCTCTTTAATCATCAACTCGCGTTGCTGAATCTGAGTAAGTGGATCAGCCTGCTGTGCAGCGGCTTGTTCTGCAGCTGCTTCGGCTTGGCCTTTTTGGAACAGCTTCTCTGCAGCTTTCGCGGACAGTCGTGAGACCTGAAGCTCTATATCTTCTGGTAACGGTGCCTCTGGGTCTGGAAGTTCTACGCCTAGCTGTTTCTGTATCTCTACACGATATTGTAGCGCTACGTGCTCCGTAATGTGAGACATCATAGCGGACTGAATTGCGCTCGCGAACGGTGATTGCCCCACAATCTGCATGATCTTAGGGTCTTGCATCGCCATCATATGAGTCTGGATATGCGCCTCATGGTCTTGATAAGCAAAGGCTTTGACCGGCTCTTGTTTTAAGATAGCCATATTCTCAGTTACTGGGTCAGCGGGTTTAATATCTTCGGCTAACGTAATGATATCGTCAGCGTCTTTAATACCCAGAACTTCGAGCATCTGACGGTGCAGCTTGCCCATATTGTACATTTGTGGTGCTTGCTGGGCCAGTTGAAGTGCAGCTTGATACTGCATTATGCGTTGCGCCATTGTAGCCGCGTTAGGATCAGACACTGGGATGACATCTACCCGGCCATCAAAGTCTGCTATACGATCTGCGGGTTCGTCCATCTCATACGCGTACTCAGAAGGCATGTAATCATGTACGATCCTAGCTAAGATACGAAGCTCTTGTTTCATCGCTGCGTGCAAGCGAGCCTGAATACCCGACATTACCTGCATAGAACGCTCCATAAGCGCCAAAGTCGTTCCTACAGGAGCCTGAGCGTTGATATCACCCATTTGGATGTCACCTACCGCCGCAATACGTCTTCCTTCATCTACGACGTTCCCAAGTAGTGAGTAGAGTACGCTTGATGGTTCTTTGTAAGGAAGGGGTACAATGGACTCTTTAATCGTACCAGCTGGCACGTCCACGTCACGAAACTCACCCGGCATGATTGGGGTGTTGTCCCCGGTGATACGCATGCCTCGGGCTTTAAAGCCTGCTGGGAGGTTAGATAACGTACCTGCATCAATAAGCTGACGCATTATAGAGGTAGCAGATTTGGTCAAGCCCCCTAGCGTGTGTATAAGCCCTGTACCGTAGAAACCCATACCGGGCAAATACGGATAATGTACGACGTGCATACGCTTCTCGCGCTTGCTGTCTTCTTCATACCAATTTCGACGGATAGCTAGAATTACGCTAGACGATTTATCAATCGTTACTACATACGGCAGTGAAACACCGTCTACATCATCGAAAGGCTCAGGTAGGTCTAAATCTACATGCATTTCTAGAACAGTATGTCGTGGGTCGTCAGAGTAAGTAGCTTCAGAACCTTCTAGTTCGTTGTACTTCTCTTCAATGTCAGTGACATCTTTAGTTGCTTCAGGCAGTTCGACGTCACGGTAGAAGCCGTTTACCTGTAGTTTAAGTACTTCTTCAGGTGTTTGCTTCATAACATGCGTAAATCGTGGCGCGGTTCGTAAATTAGACGCACCGTAGGATACTACAAGGTCTTCTGCAGGAACAAACTGGGACACAGGACGTTCTGTTATAGGATCGAAGTAGATTTTCTTAAATGCGGAGCCAGCCATCGGGAGTTTGAACAACATCTGTTCCATCTCGTCACGGTAATCCGGCATCTTTTCAGTAATAAGGTAGTTAAGTTCGGTCTCGACACGTTGTGCCTGCTCAAACTTCTCAGATGTCATCTTGCCTACAATCTTGCTGCGTACGGGTCCTGCTGCTGGGAGAAGTTCTCCCATCGCCTGCGCTTGGAATTTAATCACCGCTTCGGTCATCATAGGGTGGTACACCCCAGAAGCTCCGTTCCACGGTTCGGTACGCTCCTCTACCTTCATACCGAGAAGGTCCATACCCTTAATATAGGCACTGGCCCATTCACTGCGAGATTCACGATCAGAGGAAAAGTGTTCTATTAGCTCGCTTGCTATTTCCTCGAGTTCGTCGTCGTCAATAAATTCAGCTAGGTTGGAATCGTGAGAAATATCTTCGTCCATCTCAGGTGTATCACCAAACTCAACCACAATAGACCCGTCATCCATAACAACTTCTATAGCTTCTGGGTCTTCCACTTCGATAGTTAAATCAGGGGTTAGCTCGTTCTCCTCAAAGAGAATATCACTAGGTTCCATAGGTTTTTCGACTGCCATGTTCTTGCCTCACTCGGTTCGTTTGAGGGCACTATAGCAGATATAGTGCCTAAATAGAAAGCTATCTTCGTAGGGTGAGGACACAACTAACGAGGGAGGTTCGGTACGAAGTGTCCTCACGGACGCTACCAACGTCCTGTGGATAGCCATACTACACATATACACGTATGTCATCCCCATCAGTAATACGCCGCCTTACGATGTAAATATGAGTCATCGTCCTCCATGTCCGTAGGTAAACGGATAAATCCACCCTGACGGAATCTTAGGAGAGCCATAACCGTACTGTCGACTAAGTCATCGTTTGACATGAATGGAAACCCAGCCACTTCTTCTACGAGCTCGTCTGCCCAACGAGTGGCGGGTACCCAGACCATGCCTGAAGAAATAATATCTGACACAGAGTTAAGCCGTGCTAACTTATCACCAGTCCCTCGGTGGGGTGTGTACTCGGTGACAGGCAGGCCCATGCGTCGCATCTCTTGGTAGAGTGCTACACCAGAACTTTTCTTCTCCACAATGAACGCGTCAGGGTCCCAGTGGTTGTACTGTTCCATCGCCAGCTCCTTGAGCTCAGGAAACTCCAGCCGTTCTTTTATACTGTCAAGTAGAATAATGTTGTGTGAACTTGTTTCCTCGTGAAAGAACACGCCCCAAGTGGTAAGTGCGGTGTAATCGGCCCGGTTATGCTTCTCTGCCGCGGCATCTAGGGACATAATTACGTACTCAACCGACGGGAGCTTGTCGTTCTCCCAAATGTTCCACCATTCACGCTTCACAATAGAAGCTTCTTCGGATGTGGGCTGCTGCTGGTACTGCGAGTTCCACTGGAACGCAGGCATTGAGGCCTTGGTTCGCTTTAACGCCGCAAGATCAAAGAACTCCGGCCATAGGGGCTTCTCTATTGGTTTACCCTCTTTGTCTTCAGAGTCTAGAATTGCAGGGAACTCAACGATTTCGTACTGGTCAGCCTCCTCATTCTTAACCATATCGTTGGTCACACGACCTGTTAGGTCGTCCATATGCCACCTAGTCTGCACGATAGCTACACGCCCCCCGGG